TGTTTCAGGCGCTGGTTCCTCTTCTGTCCAAGTGCTGCCCGGTGAAGGCGTTACACCCGTCCAAGTCGTGCCCGGATCAGGAATTATCTGGTCATAAACTAGCACAGAACCTACTGTTGCGCCAGCACTAAGCCCTGTTACGTTTATGCTTACATTTAACTTGGCGATCACAGAACCTACTTGCCCCTGCGCTAACATTCCAATGTTATTAACAGGAACACGCTGGAATGTTTTAAGATCAACAGAACCGACATTGCCAGTAGCTGCGACACCTGTAACCTGAATGTTTGGCGCGTCACCAATAATGCTAACGTCACCAATAGCAGGAGTAGCTGCGACACCTGTTGCATTTACATCAATACCAGTACCAGCATTGATGGTTACACTGCCAACACCACCAGTCGCCTCAATACCAGTTTGTGGCACATAGGCATTTATAACAATACTGACGCTATCTACCGCAGAAACTGCCGCAGATGGGGCAGTAATAGGTACGGTTACACCCGCGCCCTCTACAACTGTGACGGAACCAACCGACATTGTTGCTTCAAGGCCCGTTTGCGGAATATTCTGGTCAGTGCGCAGCGTTACATCACCAACCACGCTTGTGCCTTCAAGACCAGAAAGAGAAACTTGGGCGCTTCCCGTTATTGTAACAGAGCCAACACCACCAGTCGCAAATACTCCTGTGGGAGAAACTATTGCATCTGCGGCAACAGTAACAGAGCCAACACCACCAGTCGCAGAAGGCAAAGAGGGGCTTTCACCCCAAGCATCGCTGCCCCAAGGGCCAAACCCCCAGCCTGTTATGGGTACAACGACATCTGCCATTTTTTATGCTATGCGAATAATCGCGTTAGATGCGTCAGCCGTTGGGAATACAATCTGGAAGTCACCCGCTGTAGAAGACTTGTCCGAACCAAAGTCTAGTACAACAACTGCATCAGTTGTGCCAGTACCTGCACCTGTTGTAGTGTTGTATATCAACGCCCCACGCGCAGTGATTGTAGCTGACGTAAACGTCAGATCCGCAAAGTCTGTTAACGCAGTTGTACCAGAAGTCGTCGGAGTTACGTTTGTCAACGTACCGCCACCCGCTGCATACGAACCAGAGTTCGCTACTTCGTTAGTCGCAGTATAGTCTGTGGTAGACGCATCAAATGTTGCAGAGTTTGTATACAACGCCAGTTTGAACGTATCACCTGTTGAGTTTGTAAAGTTATGACTTCCTGTCAGCAATTCCTGCTTGAAAGAAGTACACATAAAGTTTCCTGTAAAGGCCATAGTTATAGTCTCCTTATGAGTTCAGCCAGTTCGGGATGCCCCGCATCATTAAGTGCATTATACACAGTTGTGCGGTCGCTGCGAATAGCTTGTCGCATATAATATGCAATTAGCTTTTCAATGTGCTTTGAGAAAGCACGGGCTTGGTCCCGTATACCCGGATGGGCACTGTCGGAAACCGATACGATCTTTTGGACACATTGTTCCGCAAGTTCATCTGGAGTAAACCCACGATTTTCTGTGGTGCGAACACCTACAACCGAAACATCTTTTGGTATGCTTACATCTATCTTAAACATTATTGTTTGGCCCTTATAACTTTACCAGTACGGTATTCATCAGTTGTTTCTTTGGCTTCGCCTAGCATCTTGAGGCCAGATAGAGATTCAGTAAACCGCTTATCGTAATAAGCCATCATGTCTTGTTCACCCTTCATAAATAAATATGCCTCAACAAGAGAGCCATAAAGAAGAGTTAACTCTGCATTTATACTTAACCAAGTTGTACCGCTATCAGAACCTGCAGTTAGACTTAGAGGACGATAGAAGTAATGAAGTTCAGCCGTATATGTTGTGTCTGGGGTAGGTGCCAACAAAAAGTTATCTATATCAAACACTGAATAATAACGTGGCGCACCTGTTGTAGTGGCATCAGGCGTATAGCTTTGCAAAAAACTAGGATCTTTAAAATCAATAAAAAATTTGTCTCCATCAGCACCCGCAAGACTCAATGAAAACGGAGCCAAGAAGTCACTTGGGCATGCTAAATATTTATTGCTTGCTGTTGTGCTTGCTGTTGCGTTCTTGCGAAACAAACTAAGCTGAACACTCTTTAAAATACGCTCTTCAGCTTGTCTAATAAATAAAGGCAAGTTTGTGACGAATGTAGTTTCATTGTTTTCAGTATAATCCTGAATCGCTTGTTTAAGCTGTGCGTATGTAAAACTCATGTTGTCACCACCGTAACTGCTCCCACAGAGCCTGTCATTTTTAATCTATTAGGAGTTAAATTACCATCAGAGGGTCCACCAACAGGATTCCAACTCCACTGAATATTTCTTTCCTGATTGAGATTTGGCTCTGGTCTAGCGCCTTTAATAGCCTCTGGGTCTGGGGGAACTCGTAAAGGCTCTAATTGTGGATGCTTTTCTTCCCATTCATCTTTACCAACAAGAAGACCATTCCACTCTTTACGCATGTCTTTTAACCGATATCTGAAGCCAGATCGGTCTGAAATGCCATAGGCCCATTTACCTGTTGCATATTTAGACAATACGATAATTCCTTAAACTGGGACTTATTTGGAATGATGCACGATCTCTATCTTCATCAATCGCACGGCGCATTTCTTCTTCATACACCATTTTCAACATCTGAACACGTTCAGGCGCACGTTTTAATGCAATGTAATATGCCAATCCCGCTGAAAGACAGGGATAAAACCGAAATGGAACGTCCATCGTGTTTATTTGAGTGTCTGCATCGTCAATACGAGTCAAACAATCATATACAATAACATCAGTGCTATTATCTGGAACAGGCCAAACCTTTAAAACAGGCGTTATTTGGCGATCAACAAAAAATTGAGTAATACGACCTTCAGTTGTTTTTGTTGGGATAGCTAAATACTGATCACGGCTAATACGATCTATAGTGTAATCTGTACCGCTACGACGAATAACTGCGGACAAAATGTCTATAACATCAGCATCTAACGTGTAATCTCCATCAGATTCTACTGCTGTGATGGTTCTTTGCTTGATTGTCCACTGATTTAGACCACGGTTAGCCCAATCTGCAAACATAAGATTTAAAGAACGTTTTGCTGTGCGTAAGTCATAACCTGTACGCGCTTCTAAGCCGCAACGCTCAAAAGCCTCTTCGATGTACTCCGCGACATCTAATTCAAAGTCTGTTGAGCCTGATACGGTCATTTCTTTTTCCTTTTAAGCGACTGAACGCGCTTCGGTTTGCCTGCAGGTTGTCCAAGACGCTTCTTTTGGGATATTCTACTACGCTTTTCGCTTGATGTCATCTCCGAAGCTGTTTTTGGAGTTTTTGAACTTACACGCTTAGTTGGCCTACAATATGGAGTACCGCGCTTTTCTCCTTCTTGACGCCCACATGCTTTTCCAGTGCGGACATCCTTCCAGTCCTCCTTAAACCAACGCTTGAGTGCAGCACCCTTTTTTGTCTTACGAACAGCCATTACGAATAGCTCGTTACCTTGCGACGATTTGTCATTACCTTACCGCATCCATTTGCAATCGCCTCTCCACCACCTAACATACGGCGCACTGGACGCTTGCGAAACTCGTTTGATGGCATCATAACGCCACCTTGAGCAGCTTTTTTAACTTTACTTTTGTTTCCCCAGTTTTTTGCCCCAACTTTACGACACTTTGCGATTGCTCCGCTTGCGTATGCGCTTGGAAACACTTTGTACCTTGCTTTTACCTTTTTGTAGCATGCGTCTTTTGGCATTTTTCTTCACCTTTTTCTTCATAGGTGGCTTAGACACCTGTTGAGACATTTGAGAGCGACCAATCGCCATTATTTACCAATCCCCAAGATAACTTCCATGAAAAGCTCACTATTCATTAGGCTAGCAAAAACAATAGCACCAACAATCATCCATTTTGCTTGAAAAACCGCAATCTTTATCTCTTTCATGTCAGATTGCAGCTTATCAACGCTAGTTACAAGATGATCTTGTTGGGATTGAAACTTTACCATTTCTAGCTCAATTTCGTGAACAGTTTTCTCAACCATCAGCACTTCCATCTTTTCCTTGCTTGTCTTAGGCGTGAATTAGGGTCTTTCGCCGCTTTTGGAAACTTCTTCATTTGGCCTGCAGAACGTGCGCAGAACGATTTACGTCTTTTAGCATCTTTGCTGCCCGGCTTAACTTTGCCTGTAACTGCGGTTTTAAGTTTAGAGCCGGGATTTGCTTTACGATACGCGGCAACACCCTTCTTGGTCATTCCTGCACCAGCTTTGGTTTTACGATAATTACCGCCCTTGCCAGTGGTTTTGCGTATCGGATTTTCTTTTTTACGAGCCATTTGTCCAATCCTCGTTTTCTATATAGACAAATTCCATTGACGCAGAAACGTCAAAGTTAACAGATCCAGAGGAAGAAAACGCCCTCATTTCTAAGTCTGTTTTTTCTGTAAACCTTAAAGGAAAAGTATAAAATTGCTCGTGTGCACCATCTGTAAGAGTAAATCTTTCTTTTATTTGAAACACTTCCCCATAGGGTCTAGCAACAAGACTAGCATTCAGAATAGCAGGTGTCTGAGTTGATGTGCCTGTGGATAAAGACATTTTTGTAAGAAATGCTGTATATCCTGCGGGAACTGTCCAAAGACCCATTAATGTTTGGTTATCACCATCACCATTGATGCTAAGATAAATATTAGCAGGAACTCCAGTGGTCACTGTGCCTGTTCCTGCGTAAATTGTGCCAGCATTTGCGCCACCACTACCTGCGCTGCGAACAATGCCGCGATTGATCCGAAAGTACGATTTGGTAGTATTAACAGGCGTTTGTCCGTTTAATGTGACAACTTCGTTTATTTCGTTGAAATCACCATCTAAGCCAAAAACTTCTACTGTCCTTGCACCAGTACCTGCGGCAGTGTCGTTAGCCGAACTGCTTGATATAGTCATTACTGTGGCTGATGGGGGGTAGGAATACAAACCACCTTGTTCCCAGATGGTTTCTTTTGTGGCTCCAACATCGTTGTTGTAACCAAACTTAAACACAGTTTTATGACCCGTGATTTGACCACGGGCCACCTGTAGCTCAAATGGCTCAGATGTTCCAATTTGTGTTATGGAACGAAAATTTGCCATCTAAACCTCTTATGACAAAAAGATTGTCAGTTCGTTCGATGCTCCTGTGAAAGCACTGATGTACGCACCACTTGTCGCAAGAATACCATCATCTGGAATATTTAAATGATGCATTCCTGTAGGAAATGTTTGCGTAATTAGTGTTTCGCCCGAACCACTTCCATCTTTAATTGTAAACGCACCCGCTGCGGCTGCATAAATTACAATTTGACGAATGCGTGAACGGGCAGGACCAAGAACAGCCGCAGAAGTTCCCTGCGCCCAATTATATGCCTTTACTGGACCAGCCATGAGTTATCTCCTTTTAGGCGTTGTTAATGCCTTGGATATACTCAACCGTCACATAACCTGCACCAGATGAACCTGCTGAAAAATCTATAAAGATTGGAAGATCAGAGGTTCCAATGTCTGCCCAAGTGTCAGCGTCTGTAATTGTACCGTCAGACCCATGATGAATCACGTTTGCAGCAGTTCCTGCTGCTAGTGCAGTAAATAATTCAGTAGACGTTGAAGACGTTCCCATACTGATGTTTGCTGCAGCCGTTGCCGTTGTGATGTAAATGATAATTTCTGTGATCTGACTATTTGCAGGAATTACAATACCTGTATCAGCAGCAGTAGTAGATTGTGTCCAAGACGCTGTTTGCGCCATTTTTACAAAACCAACGTTTGCTTTATCAGAACCTACAGTAGTTCCTGTAGTATCCTTGATGGTTCCGGCCTTAATTGGACCTGAAAAAGTTGTAGTAGCCATATCTATCTCCTGTCGTGGCTAGTGTCAGCCGCACCATGCGACTGTCAGGGATAAACTAACAATAACACAAATAGCTCAAAAAGAAAGAGGCGACTAAAAGCCGCCTCTAAAGTATGGAGCCAAAGACATGAACATGTCTTTACCTATTATAACACAATTTACGCGCCCGGAGAACCGAAAACACAACGTGGGTCAGAAAACCCAAAGCTGTAACGCTCACGCGCCTTAAAGCGCATGTTTCCTGTGTCAAAATCCGCTTCCATGTTTGTGCGCATTGGTGAACGCTCAAAATGCTTGAAGCCGTTAGGTGCGTCAGTCTTAATGAAGAACGCATCTGGGTCGGTCAAGAAGTGGTTAACA